GTAAAGGGAGATTCAGCAACAGCCACAACACGCTTTAGGCGCATTGACATATTCTGTATGCCGACATTCGGAAAAGATAAAGGCATTCGTTATGCTCCGACCATTGCTCTTGAGAAGTTACCGCCACGCACCCTAGCATCTGCTACAGCGCCTTTAGCGGCTTGGGCTATCTGTGGCATTAGGCTTGCTATCTCGGCTCTAACAGTGCTTTGTATGCCTGTGGTGACGTTTATGGTTTGATTAACAACAACACCTGAGCCACCGCCCATATTGCCGTTAGAGACAATAGAGCCTGACTGATTAGGCACAAACATTTCTGGCCCGCGCTCACCAACCATGTAAGGTTGGCCAGATTGCACTGAACCACCAATTGCCTTGCCTGTTGGAGATGTAGTTGTTGGAAGCCCAAGCGCACCCCCTAAAGCCTGAAGCATTGGCTGCACAATCATATATTGGACAAACATTTTCATTAAAGCATCAACAACAAGCCTTCCCATATTTTTCATGGCATCACCAAATGATTTAGCGCCAGTGATTGCGTCGGTGAATCCCTGAGTCAATGATGACTCTAGAGTCTTACCAACTGAATCCATTTGCTCACGCAGGCTAGGCATTTTGCTTGCAACGTCAGTAATGCTTGCGCCCCATTTCTGGAATATGTTTGGAGCCTCTCCTGCTTTTTTGTTTGTTTCATCAACTTTGTCATTTAAAAACTTTAGGCCATATCCAGCAGACCAAACTCTTGCCCCAAAATCTTCAATGCTATTTGCTAAATCATAATTCAAATCAACTGTGATTTCTGACAAGCCCATCCAGTCACGCGCCCAGTTGACCATCTCAAGAGCGCCTTTCATAAAATCAGTGATGCCTCTAACTAATTGGCCAAGTGCAGAAATACTTTGACCTATAGTTGTTATAAAACTAATGGCAAGTTGCTTCCCAAACTCTTTAACGCTGCCGCCTGCTTCCTCAATACTTTCTAATGTATTTTCCTTTAACTCTGTTGCAATAAGCTCTAACGCAGGTGCAAGCCCAGCCGTGAGCTGCATAATAAGCCCGCGAGTAATAGAGAAAAACTTAAACATTGCATCGTTCGCTTTTTCGATGCCAGTGGCTGCTTGCTGATCCAACACAAGCCCTAAAGTTTCAGCCTCTTGCATTAACTCTCGCAGCCCTTCCTCGCCAAGGTTAAGAGTATTAATTAATGCAGCGCCTTCCGAGTCGAACAGTTTGAAAGCAAGTGCCAGCTTTTCTGCTTCTGGTCTGGCTACTGAAAAGGCTTTTGCAAGAGTAATCATTCTCTGGTCTAAAGGCATCTGCACTAATGCCTCAGCATCCAATCCTAGCTCACGCAAGGCGTTTTTGGCCTCGCCTGTACCGTTTGCAGCCTCAGCGGTTCTGCGAGTAAATCGCTGCATGGCCATATTTAGGGTGTTGGCTTCTACGCCTGTTATTTTTGCAGCATATTGCAATGCACTAAGGGCTTCAGTTGTAGTGCCTATTTTTTGTGCAGTTTTTGATAGTTGGTCAGATGCGGCTAATGACTGCTTAATTAAAAAGCCTATTCCTGCAATACCTGCTAGACCTGCAACAGCAGTTTTGGCAGAAAAAACAGCTTTAGCAATACCTTTCAACCCAGAAGTAACACCGCCAAATGCTTTCTGCGTTTTATCGAATGCCCGTATCGTGATTTTTACATCTTCAGCCATCTTTCTCACTCAGTATTTTGTAGTAGGCCAGCCACTCGTTAAAGTGACTGACAGGCATTTGCTCTGCTTCTTCTATGCTCATATGAAGGCGATCAGCCAAAGACAATAAATTCATCCTTGACGGATCGCTTCTTAGTTTCCCTCGGCTGCCTCTACAGATTCGATCTGTGCAAACATCTGATTAGCAATCTCACTAATTACATTAGTTTCTTCACCCATCAAATCAATGCGATCTTCGGCAGATGTAAAGAGCTTACTACCGCCCTCGTCTTCTGCTTTCATAACGATCAAATCCACCATCGCGCCAACCGTGGTGTTGTTCAGGAAGTTAGGGTGCTTCTTCTGTAGTTGATCTAAGTCATAGCAAGTAATAGCCCTGCAATACAGCTTAAATGCTCCAGATTCGTCACCCCATTCAGGCACTGATACTTCTCGCGCCTCAACCTTCCTTCTACTGCGTAACTCTTTAGCTAATCCCATGGTTTAATCCCCTTATGCTGTTGCTTCAGTTACTGCTCCGCTGCACTGGATGGAGAAGCTGGCTTCTACCATTCCGTCAAAAGAACCTGTAATAGAGCGTGAAGTTACGATGCCGCCACCAGAGAAATAAGATTCGCCAGTGCCAGTACCTGTTGGATAAATCTCAAAATCTACCGCAGCGCGTTCGTCTAGGATCAATTGCTGTGCATCAGCTTCGTCCCAGTAGCACTCGATAGTTACTGTATTGGTTTTTAGACCTTCTTTGTAAGATCGTGCGGTATCGCCCATTACTGAATCTTCAATGGTATCTGCTGAACCATCAAACGTGAAAGAACGAACCTCACCCACAACGGCCACAGAGCCGCCAGATGCCGCGATTTTTACTACACCAGATGCGCCTGTTTTAGTCGCCATGATAATTACCTCTAATTAAAGTTAAGTTGTGCCGCGAGTGTACTGATACAGAACGCGGATTGTCATAATGACCCCACCAACGGGATCAATAGAACCTTCGTCGATCTCGACTCTAGTGATCTGCGTATCTAGTGCATAACCACCACGCAAACGATCAACATCAAGACCCTCTTCGATTGCTTCGATAATGTTGTTTCGGGCTGAATCAATAACAGACCCTTTAACGTAGCAAATAAACTCGTAGTTGATAGTCGCCATACGCTGAGTGATTGACCCACCGATGCTGCTATCTTCTCTATCCTCATCTGCACTGCGTACAAGTATAGCTGGAAACTGTGCGCTTGATAACTTAGTGAAATCAAACGGCTCTCTCGTTACATACTTAATATCTACTGGCGTTTTAACCGCCTGTAAAGTAGCTACTAAGTTGTTTGCAATGTTCTCTCTTACACTCATTTCAACGCCCTAAAGAATACTTCGCCTAGTTGCTTTTCTTCTCTGCCGCTAAACCCAAAAAACGGCCTAGTCTTATTATTCATTGCCGCCTTCTTTGACTCGGTAGCTCTAGTAAAGAATATTTCAGCCTGCCTGCTGCTTGCCCTTGATGTCATTGAGCTTAACATCTGACCTGTGAACTGTAGGTCTGGGTTAGTGCTTCGGCCTCTACTTGCCCTAAATGCTGCATAGATTGGCGTGTACTTTTTAAACTTTCCGCCTTTAAAGCCAACACCTTTACTGGTACGGGCTTCAATAATATTAATACCAACCTGAGCAGTAACCGATAGCGCCCTTTTGACACTAGCTGATAGCTCTTTGCCCTTTTTGCCAATACGCTTTGCAACAGCCTTGGCATTGGTATCAATCTTTACATCCATTATCTATCTAACCGCTGCCCGACAGGTTGCTTCTCATCGTAGTCAACTGTGCCGTCGCCATCTTCATCATAGTCAACGCCATCAGCCAATACAGATTCTAGCTCTTCACCGTATCGTGCCTTGTAGAAGTCGATCATGTTTCCGAATCGGTCACCCTCTGTCCAGTTAGTCAACTGGGGTAGAGCATAACGCCATAGAACTAGGTAAGCACTAGCCATTGTAAACTGTGTTGCTGTGAGCTTAGTATTGTCCATCTCACCCGCTATGTTCTTTCTTGGCCACCACTTAATCCGTAGTTCACGCTGAATATCTGCCTGCGCTTTTGGGTGTTCCAATACAAAAGACTCGATACCTAGATCGAGAATATCGGGAATCAGTTTTAATAAATCTGCGTCGCTTGAGTAAGCCATTACCACTTCACCTTATCTGCCCAGTATGCCGCTGAAGCTGTTTTATCTTTGCGGCCTCTTGCTATGTCTTTAGCAAACCGAGCTTTAAACGATCTGCGTTTAGCTTTGTCTGCTTCTGATTCGTTCTGGCGGGGAGGCTTGTTGTCTGCACCCTTCTGACCGAACCTAATTAGCTTTATCTTGTCGCCTTCTTTAGCAAGTACAGCGTGGCTCTTGCTGTCATGCTTGGGGGTGCGCTTGGGCTTGTTGTAGCCCTCGAACCTTTCACCGCGATAAGTTATAGCCATATAAACCTCGTAAGAAAGCCCCCTCCGAAGAAGGGGCAGTCAGTCTTACAGTGCGGAGTCAGACAGAATCTCAACACCGAATGCATCGTCAAGCTCTGCAACACCATATACAGCAGTGGCGTTAAGTTCGAAGGCACGTAGAGATTCATCACGCTGAGGCGCAATGTTGAAGTCACGCTTCATAGCGATCATTAGAGCTTCGGGAGCGAATACAGCACCCTTAGCATCGCCATTTACGTCGATAACTACATTGGCAGACTCGTATACGTTGATACCAGCGATAGTGCCGACATAACCGTTGCGCATTGCTTCGTTTTGCAAGTCGCCACCATTAGGGTTAGCAAAGGTGTTGGTCAGGTTAGCTTTCAACTGGTAAGCCTGATAAGGATGTACTACGGCATTGATTGTGCCAGTAACCTTATTGGCTCGCAGAGTAGCAGCAGCTTTGAACAGGTCAGCTACAGCAACCTCAGCACCAGCGGCACCGATAGAAGCAGAGAAACCGTCAAACAGAGCGATCAGGTCAGTGTCGATCTTGGTAGCGATAGCGTTACCAAGAACAGTACCCAGCTCAACAGCAGGGTTGCCATCACCGTATGTAGCCATGTCAGTCAGCAGAACCTGTGCGCCTACTTCACCAACAGTCACAGAAACTGAAGAAGTAGATACAGTAGTGCTAGACATGTCAGTGCCTTCGGTCAAGTCAGCAGCAGCGATTGCTGGGTACTTAGGAACCTGAATGGTCTTACCAGCCTGAGCTTGGATGTTGTAGTTGGTCACTAGACCCATCATTAGTGATTGCTCTTCGGCAGTGAAACGAGCCTGAGCGACGATATTGACGAACAGGTCGTCGAGAGTTGTTGAAGTTGTTGCAGCCATGATAATGCCTCTAAATAAAATTAAGTTGTGGTTTGGTGGTTACTTTTTCTTCATAGCAGCAAATGCTTCTTTGCCGCCACTGTCCCAGTTAGCAACCATATCTGCCACAGATTGAGGCTTCTGTGTCGAGCCACCAGCGTTACCCATCGAGCCAGTGCCACCTTGAGAGGCTTTGACCATGTGTGGGTTTACTGTCAAGAACTCCGCTACCATCTCGTTGACTGATAACAGATCACCGCTGTCATTGTATCGCGGCAAGCCGTTAGCGTCTAGCACCTCAACTGTACCGTCATCTGACAGCCTAGTCTGGTCTTTTAGTAACTGAGAGACTTGATTCGGATTAACAGCGTTATTGTTACCAGCGGCACCCAGAATCGCTCCATCTACTAGCGTCTGTTGCAGCTTGCTTTTATAACTCTGTATCTCCATGTCTTTCTTCTCGACCGTTTGCTTCAGGACTTTATCGAACTCCCCGCGCTCTTTCTGTCGCTCTAGCTCTGCGGCTTCTTTCTTTGCCAGCAGGTCTTTAGCTTCATCAAGGTCTACGCCTGACAGTCTTTTATCGAACTTGCGCTGCTCTCTAGCAACACGATCCGCCACAATGCGGTCTAGTTCTTCCTGAGTAAAGGTCTTGCTTTCCTGAGTTTCTACTGCCGCAGTTTCAGTCTCTGCTTGGTTTTCCATGATTTCATCGCTCATGTAACGTGCCTCTTAAAGAGTATTGGTGAATCGTTAGTCTAGCATAAATTTACGTTTTGGTTTTTTTCTTCTTTTTCTTAGGTCGTCCTACTTTGCTACCGTATGTACCTTTACCTTGTGGCATTATAATTCCTCTTCAAATACTGGTCTAAATTGATGTCCGCAGTTATAACCACCGCGAACGATGAAAGGGTCACCAGCGGCTTTACCAGCCCAACTGCCTGACCACAAATCTTGAATTTCTTCATCAGTAAATGTTTCGCCTTCATGCTTTCGACAAAAAGGTCTAGACGTTGCGATTATACGCCCAACATACTTCCACTTAGTTGCGCCAGATTCTTTACCTATTGCAGTGTTAACCGATGCATCGAACTGCATAAGGCTGTCATGTACCTGTTGTTTTGCATATTGAGAAAGCCTGCCGCCTGCTACCTCTTTTATCACCTGAACACTTGCAGCAAAACTAGCGCCTGTTAGCGTGTTCCTGTATACCTCTCGGCTAATAGCGTCAAGATACTCTGCGCCTATATCTTGGAAACCTTGAAACTGCAATGACTGCAACTGGCTAATTATGCGTGGATCAAGTTGCGTGAAGGTGCCGTATGTTCCCAGCATTTCATAGGTGCTGGCAGCAACAGCTGTATACTCTCTAATTATTCTGTCTACCTCAGCAAGATATTCTTCCTCAACTATCTGGCGTATCTCAGCCCTTGCTTGAATAGCCCACTCTAAGTCGAATAGGTTTCCATCCTGCAAAGGTGCGGTAGCAAGCAAATCAGCAATGCGTTGCTCTAGCGTTACCAGTGCTGCGGCCAACTGCCTTTGATGAGCATCAGCTATCTGGTTGAGTTCTTCAACGTGATCAACGTCTGCTGGCATTAGCTTTCTTCTGGAACCTGCTCAGTAAACTGGCCTAGCACCTGAGTGCCAGATTCAATCTCTGCATGGGCTTTAGCCAACTGCTCATCATCAAGGATTAGGTCGCTAATCTTCTTGTCGATCTCCATAGCAAGCGTCGCAGACTTAACGCCTGTGGCTCTCATCTGCTGTAGGAACATCAACTCCTTATCGTAGTCACGTAGGTCGAATGCGTCTGGGTAGAACACCTCCACATCGGGGGTGACATCCTGCCAATCACAGAACAACAACCAGAGCTGCTCTTCGGCTAACTCTAGCAGGTCTGCTTTCTCTGATAGTTTGGCATTAAGCATCTGGAATTCTGTCTGCATCGCAACGCCACTCATCGTCATGGCTTCTGTGCCGCGTACTGCACCCATGTGACTCATACGGTTGATCGACTGCACCTTATCATCTATAGATGCGCGTACAGCGTCTAGGTTCTGACCGCTAGGCTGCATCTGGTAAGGCTTTAACTGTGCGTCCATATCGTCAGGCATATTAATAATCGCACCAGCACCTGCACTAGCATCGGTGCCAAATGACTTAACCAGCGTCGGGTGATTAGAGATACGGATAAGCTGCTCGATCTCAGACAGTTCCTGATAGATAGCTCTTTGCATATAGGACGCATCTGCTATGTCACTTATCCCTATGCCTCTGGTTATTGATCTTTGTGCAGGCAGGAACACCGCAGGGATACGACCCAGCACATTGTCATTCACCTCAATCATCTTGTCTAGGTCATTGAGAGAGTGCCACTGCTCTACGCGGTCTTTGTACCAGACGCGGTAATAGGTCTCTGTAGTGGTCTCGTCAACACGGATAACGCTCTCTCTTACCTTCAGGTAATCAAGCTCAAAGCGACCGCTTGCGGTGCGAGCGTAGTTCCAGTCTAAAACGTTCTCAGGCGTAAACATCGTCACATACGGACGGATGTCTTGGGCTAACTCTTCTGCCTTAGTTCCAGCGTTAGACTTTGGCTTATCCATCATCAGCCATACATGACCATAGACACTAGACCAAATCTGAGCTTCACGCATAAACGCATTAAAGCTGCGGCCATCGAGATCAGCATCGTTTAAGAAAGGCTCAAGGGCTACGTTATTGGCTGCGCTGTTGTATGCCCTCGTAGGCGGTACGCGCCAAAGAAAGCTGCTGTAGATGTGAACTATGTTTTTACAGTGATTATCTAATGGGGTTAGATCGAGCCTACGGTCGTAGTCGTCACTGGTTTCGGATATGTAGCGCGTCAGGTATGCGCCATTGAAGTAATCTTCTCCACCCATGTAGCTGCGAACATAAAACTCCCAGCGGCTTTCGTACTTATCATAATCAGGGTGCGTTGTATCTGCGTTCAATCTCATCAAGTCCACCTTTGTGGTTGTGGTGTGGCGTATTCAGTGCGAACTGGGAACAAGTATTCAACCAAGTAGCCAAGGGCATCGTTCATATGATCGTAGCCATCTTCTTTGTTGGGAATGCTTGTGCCTTCTTTGTATGTCTGCCTCTCAAGCGACTTAATGGTCTGCTTGCATTTTGGGCTGATGTACAAATGCCGCTCACCATCACCTGACAGTAAACGACTATTCACAGCGTTGATACGATCCCTGACCAGTGCGTGTGAGTTTTTCGCCTTAACGCTAAATCCTGCGTTTTGTAAGATCGACAAATCAGTTCGACCACCAGCAGAGGTTTTCCGCTGTCTTGATGCTGGGTCTGGATAGACAATTATATTGCGTCTAGGGTAGCGTTCTATAATCTCCGCAACCATTTCATCAGTGTTAGACCCGTACATGACTATCTCGTCAACTGCAATCAGCGTCCCGCCTTTACGAATACAGATAACGGCAGACATGGGGTCTAAATTGAAGTCCATCCCAATGTGGAGTGTACCACTATCGTCATCAATCGCCAATACAGACTCTTCGCGGTTAAAGCCGTAGTAGATCAGGCCAGCGTAGGTCACGAAGGCTGCTTCATACTCCTGCTTGAATGTTCGCTCATCTAGGTCTTGTCTGGCTGCTTCGATCTCTGCCTGCGGTACGTTGCCACCCTCAAGGGTTGTATATTGGAACGACTCCCAGTCATCAGAGTTATACCCCTGCGCCCATAGATCATAGAAGTGGTTGCGGCCTTTAGGCGTACCGATAAACATAGCACCCCCTTGTCTATCAGATAAGCTAGGGCGTATGACCTCATACCAAGCCTCTGGGCGCATATCCGCAAACTCGTCAAGGACAACAAAGTCCAAAGCTCGTCCGCGCAGGTTGTTTGGCTTTTCGGCTCCTTTAAGGCTGATAACAGAGCCATTGATTAGCCTAAGGGTTAGGGAGCTTTCGTTAGTTTTGGATATATATTCTTGGGGGATTGAATGAATAAGCATTTGCCATGCAATCTCCTTAGCAGACCCGTAGGTAGGCGCTACATACCATACGTTCTTATTCCTGCCTGATACTGCTGCGTTTAGCAGCGCACCTGTAGATAGAAAGGTCTTGCCGAAGCGCCTTCCTGCCACAACAGAAACAAATCGGGCCTCAGATAAGAATATCTCAGTCTGAGGTTTGGTTAATTGCATTGCTGTCTAAAATAATATTGATAGGTGGAATGTCTTGTATTTCAGCTTCTTGCTCTTTCCAGCCAGCCTGCGTTTTAAGGTAAAAGATATTAGCAGCAACATTGCCCTTTTTTGCTAATTGAATGAGATTTGATCCCATGCTGGCAAATTGCTTCACCCTGCCCTTTTTATAAGCGTCAGAAACTTCGGGCTGTCTTTGCTCTATGGCCCGCAAGGTTGTCTCTGAGATTTCAAAGTAATCAGCTACTTGCCCTTTAGTAAGCACAGCGGACAACGCTTCTAGCTGGGTTATTTGATCCTCAGTAAACTCTATTATTGGCCTGCCGCCACCATCACCTTGATTACCTTTCTTCATTAGCTAACTCATTATATTTCTTGCCTGTTGATTCCATTACGGCTTCTTGGCCTGAAAAATCCTGCCACCGCTTAATAATCACATCGCAGTATTTGGGGTCTAGCTCCATTACGAAAGCATTGCGCCCTGTTTGTTGTGCGCCAATCAAAGTTGACCCAGAGCCACCAAATAAATCAAGTACATTGGTAAGCCTTATGTGGTTGCCAAATGCTCTAACCGATAACTCTACTGGCTTCTGGGTTGGATGCACATATCGACTATCTTTTTTAATGCTCCATAAATCAGATTCGTTTTTTATGGCCTCATCTATCTTGCCATTAAATAAGCAAAACTCATGCTGATGCCTGTAACCATTGCCCATGCCAAACACATTCTTTGCCCAAACAATGCAAGCCTTATAGTCCAGCCTACCTTGAAGTTGAGCGTAAAACTTCCAATTGCACCAAACATAATAAACCTGCGGGTCTACAGTTTTTATAATTTGGCAAATCTCACCTATAAATGAATCAAACTCGCCTTCTTCAAGGGCATCGTTTTTAATAACGTCATGCTTTCCACTGCGCCCGTTAAAGCCTACATTGTAAGGCGGGTCAGTAAACACCATGTCGGCCTTATTACCTGCCATTAGCTTATCAACAGCGTCGATACTCGTAGAGTCCCCACACATCAGTCGGTGGTTGCCCAGTATCCAGACATCCCCCTCAACAGTTACAGGGTCATCCTCAAGCTCAGGAACCTCATCTTCGTCGGTCAATCCCTCGTCTGGCTCTTCCATCAGCCCTGCAAGCATATCGTCATCAAAGCCAAGCAGGTCAATATCAAAGTCTAACTCGGTTAAACGATCAACCTCTACCTTTAATGCATCTAAATCCCAACCTGCGTTCATGGCTAACTGGTTATCTGCTATAACGTATGCCTTTCTCTGGGCCTCTGTAAAGCCCTCTAAGGCAATTGTGGGGACAGTGTCCATACCTAGCAGCTGAGCAGCTTGAAGCCGCCCATGCCCTGCTATGATGCCGTTATCCTCGTCTATCAGTATTGGATTAGTGAAGCCAAACTCTTTAATGCTTGCAGCGACTTGTTGCACCTGCTTTTCGCTGTGCGTTCTTGAGTTGTTAGAATAAGGGATTAGCTCCCCTGTTTGCTTCCATTCAATAGATTCCATTATTGCTCCGTTCCAAATATATCTTCTGCCATTGCTGCAAACTCTCTGTAACCCTCATAGGGTTCGATAGCTGATAGCTCATCTACCATGTTAGCAACACCATCCTGCCAGTCGATAAGCTCTTCTCTGATCTTATGCCTTTGGACATCTGTAGTCATCAACGATTCAATAATCGCATCGAAGCGGATTATCTCGTCATTCAATTCCCAGTCAAAGCAGTCTTCAAGTGATTTGGTAAGGTTTAATTGATCCATGTGACACCCCTAATGTCAGTGAACTAGCGGCATTGTGCATGGTTTTTACTATAATGTAAACTAGCTAAGGTCGTCGGCAGCGACTGCGCCAAGCGAAAGAATTACAAAAACTATCATGTAAATTATCACTGTTTGCCCCCTTGTTGGTAAGTTAGGGCGGCATTGTATAGAAGATTATGTCATACCTGAAATGCATTCTACTGATTCCATAAATACCAAAAATGCATACTGCAATGTACATTGTAATGTATAAAAAAACCCCCCAGCCAAGTACAAATCGGTCTGAGGGGTTGAGGGTTAGGCTCGCAACGACATG